CGTACTGGACGCGGGCACCACGGGCCGCGAGCCAGTCGTTGATCCGCGCCATGGTGATCGCGAACTTGTCGGCGCCGCCGCCGCCGTCGTAGAAGGCCTGGCGGGTGACGTCGGCCCGGATCCACGACTGCACCCAGTACGGCAGCACGACCTCCAGGGTGGAGTTCTGCTGCATGCGCTGGCGGTACTTGTAGTCGGTGATCGCCAGGTCGAGCGCGGCGAGCAGGGTGGAGACCACGGAGTGGTCGGTGTACCAGGTCGATCCGGCGCCGGGGGTGTGGCTGGTGACGGCGCTCGGCAGGGCCAGCGCGGTCGAGCCGGTGACCAGGGCGTTGATCATGAACTGGTTGATCTTGTGGTTGTGCGCGACCATCGCACCCCGCACGAACCGGGCGATCAGCTCGGGGTACCCCCGCAGCTGAAGCAGGTCAGCCTGGATCGCCAGGCCGTCGGCCTCCAGCCGGACGTCGGTGAACGACGGGCACGGCACGGCCATGGTCGGCTTAGTGACGCCGGTGATGACCTGCGCCTCGGTGTAGTGGAAGTAGCCCGCACCCGAGTAGATGGCCGAGAAGTCGGGGCCGGTCGTGAACTTGATGCCGCCCCGGGTCACGTTGATCTCCGGGATGTCGAGCATGCCGTCCGACGACTCCAGCTCACACAGGTCGTACAGCACCTCGGACGGCGCGCACCAGCCGGAACCGGCCGCCGTCAGCGAGTTGGGGGCGCCCTTCGCCTCCGCCGCGCGCCGCTTGATGTCGAGCGACGCCAGCAGCGAGCCGCCGGGGAGCCGGTTCTCGCTGGCCGCGTAGTCGATGATCGCGGTCGCGTCCTCGTTGAGGCCGCCGGACGCGGTCAGCTCGCGCGGGTATTCGGTCTTGAACTGCGCCACGGAGTGCCGCTGGGTGCCGCCGAGGCCGCCGCCCGCGCTGTACTGGAGGAAGCGCCGCTCAACGAGCGTGCCGACCTTCTCCCAAGTCAGCTCCTCGCCGACGGTCGCGTCCGGGTTGCCCGCACCGGCCAGGATGACGGCCGGGGTGCGCTCCGGGACGACCGGGACGACGACACCGGCACCGGCGGTCTGCGATGCGACGGCCGCGACGCCGGGGGCCGCCTTGGGGGCCGGGGTGCTGGCCGGGGTCTCGTCGGTCTCGCTCTCCTCAGAGGAGAACTCCTCCGTGTCGGATCCGAGGCTTTCGGAGAGGGCCGCGAACGCACCGGCTGCGCCGCTGCGCCGGGACCGCTCCGCGTCGACGCCGGTAACGATCTTGTTCAGTTCGCGCATCGTCTCGATGTCGTCCGAGGAGACGTCGGAGACATCCATGTCCGCGTATCGCGCGGCGGCTTCGGCGACCTGCGTACGGACCGAGGTGAGGTCTTCGTTGGACATCGTCGAGAAGGCGTACGAGCCGTCATCGAGAGTCGGAACGTGGAAAGGCAGATTCACCTTCGTGTTCTCTCTTCTTCGAGCGCTCGGCCGGACCGTGGCAAGACACCGATACACCTGGACCGGATCATAGCCGGTACCCTGCGGTTCTCGGAGGAGGAGGCCGTATGGAAACGGATGACATCTTGATCGGAACGCCCGGCGCCTATCAGGCTCGGATGGAACTGAAGAAGGCCCTTACCCCACGGCAGGGCGAGCAGGTCTGTATCGGATACCCGCACCTGGACAGCTTCGGCGCCAACTTCGTCGACTCCGTGCTCCGCATGATCGCCTACGACAAGCGGCGCGGGAACCACCTGATGCACAACTCAGGGTTGCGCAACACCGGCGCCCTGGCCGCCGCGTGGGGCCGGTCCATCGAGCTGTCCCACGCCCGCAACACCATCGCCGCCGCCTACATGGCCAGCAACGCCGATTGGCTGCTGTTCATCGACACCGACATCGGCTTCGAGCAGGACGCCCTGGAGAAGCTTCTCGCGGCTGCCGATCCCGAGGCGGCGCCGATCGTCGGCGGCCTGTGCTTCATCGAGCAGGACTACTCCCACGACTTCATGGGCGGCCTCAAGTCGCGGCTCGCGCCGACCCTCTACGACTGGGCGTGGATGGAGCCGGACAACGGCATGCCGGGCGCCTACAAGCTCGCTACGCGGGCCGACTGGGTGCCGGGCGAGGTCATCAGGGTCGCCGCCACGGGCACCGGCTTCCTGCTAATCCACCGGTCGGCGTTCGAGAAGATCTCGGCGTGGCTGATGGACCAGGGCGCCCCCGGGCACATCTGGTTCGAGCGGATCCCCGGCCCGGACGGTGAACTGTGCGGCGAGGACATCTCGTTCTGCATGCGCGCCCACCAGGTGGGCCTGCCCGTCTACGTGCACACCGGCGTCGGCACCACCCACCAGAAGACCGTCTGGTACGGGGCGGCCGAATACAAGGGCAAGCCGTTCGCGCCGCCCGCCGCGTCGATCCGGCCGTTGCCGCCGGACCAGTGGCCGAAGCTGATGATCAACCCGAACGCCGTGGCCGACGCGGAACGCAACTCACCCATCCGCGAGAAGCAGACCGGCAACTGAGGCACGAAAAAGCCCCCCGGCCGCAACCGGGGGGCTTCGCGCTTCTTACCGGCCCATCATGCGACGGCCCCGGAGAAGGCGGGACACGTGCGGCGCCTCCAGCAGGGTCCGGACCCGGTCCGGGCGGCCGTTCACGATCCTGCCGGACGTGGCGAAGCAGGGCTCACCGATCGGTGCCCGGCAGACGCGGATGCACTTGCGGTACCGGCTCCAGTCGGTCACTGGCTGCGTCATGATGATCCTTTCGGCGGCAGTCCGGGCAGATCCGGACGGCGAGGGTCTTCCCGGTGAACGACGTTCCGTTGTAGGCGATCCAGCCACCCACCCTGAGGGTGTCGATGGTGGCCGTCCTGGTTGCCGCGCAACGATCGCACTGCTGCACGTCGTCCGGTTGAGAGGTGATGAGGTCGAAGAGGGGCGGTTCGGTCATCGGAACTCCTTGTCGCCCCTCAGGTTACACTGCTCACCCCTCATGGTGTAGGCTGAGAGTGGACAGACCGAGGAGGACACCATGACCGCAACGACAACCCGGCCCGTCACCGGCATCCCGGCGCAGCACTCCCTGAAGCGATTTCTGCTGGCCCAGGAACGCAACTGGCGCAACATCTCCCGGGACCTCGGGACAGGCCAGAAGCGCGACCACTGGATGTGGTACGTGTTCCCGCAGCTCCAAGGGTTGGCCAAGAGTGAAACCGCCCACTACTTCGGCCTGCGCGACAGGGCTGAGGCCGTCCGCTACCTGGACAACGGTGTCTTGCGGGTGCGGCTGCTCGGCTGCATGAAGCAGCTGATGGGGCACACGCAGAACATGTTCAGCGACACGGACCAGCGGAAGCTGAAGTCATGCATGACCCTGTTCCGGGAAGTGGCCGACGACCCGACGCCGTTCGACGCGGTCCTGGCAAAGTTCTACGGCGGTGAGCTGTGCCAGCTGACCCTGGACCTGCTGGCCGGGCGCCCCATCCCGCAGCAGCCGGTTCGGCGTACGGCGATGGGCCGCGTCGAGGTCAAGGGGTCGGCACGCCAGGCGGCCCGCACGGTTGCGGCCGTGGCTGCGGCCCGACGTAGCCGGAGCGACGCCGAACCGATGTCCCCCCGCGAGATCCAGGCGTTCCTGCTCGGGCTGGGCATCACCGTCGGCACCACGCAGAGGATCCTGGACCGCTGGGTCGACGACCAGAACCGCGCTGCGCAGCAGGGCTGGGAAGCCCGCGACGCGGAGCGCTGAAGCGTAGGGCGCCGGGAAACGGCCCGGCGCCCGACATGTTAGGAGAGCGCATGCACCACAAGATCAAGGGGAAGCTCGCAGCGGGAGCGGCGGCCGTCGCCATCGGCGCCGCCGGTGGCCTCGCCGTCGCCTCCCCGGCTCAGGCCGCCTACTCGGACTGCGCGGCCTTCGACCGGGTCGCCTGCTTCCACCAGTACGGCGACTTCACCGGCCAGGTGTGGCGGCAGACGACCGGCCAGTTCCCGACCGGCTGCCGTGACCTGTCCTACGCCAACTTCAACGACAAGGCGTCCACCGCGTTCAACCGGACGACGAACTACACGCTGCGGGTGTACGTCGACTCCGGCTGCACCGGCAGCTACGTGACCCTGTCCCCCGGCGAGGTCATGTCGTTCCCGGGCGACGCCCCGTGGTTCGACAACCGGGCCAGCTCCGCGCGCCTCACCTTCATCGGATGAGCCGCCGGATTCTCGCCGCGCTCGTCGGCAGCCTGCTCGGCATGACGGTCGCCATCGCGGCCGTCGCCGACAAGGCGCAGGCGGCGCTGGCCGACTGCTGGAACAGCACGGTGTGCCTGTTCGCGCACACCAACTACGGCAACCCGATCTGGCGGCAGGTCGAGGCCGAGATCCCCGGCTGCCGGTCCCTGGTCGGCACCGGCTGGAACGACGTGACCACGTCGGCTGCCAACCAGTACACCTACGGGATCGTGCTGGTGCTCTGGCAGCACTCCAACTGCACCGGCTGGTACTACCAGCTGCCCGGCGACACGATCGTCAACTTCGCCGGGTACCCGCAGGACAACCAGATCAGTGCGGTTTCGCTGATCCGGCTCTGACGTTTTCGATCATGAAATGAAGAAGGCCCGCACCCCGGGGAACCGGGTGCGGGCCTTCTCTCGTTTGCGCCTCAGCTGGTCTTCGACCAGATGGCGCCGGGAGTCTTCGCGGCGAACACCTTCGCTTCGGTCTCGCGGACGGCGGTGAACGTCTTGATCACCTTTCCGGCCGCGTCCTTCACGACGTAGTTGCCCAGAGCGCTTCCGCTACCCCCGCAGTTGCAAGCCATGCGGCCCCTCCTCCTACTCGGCCAGCGCGTCCATCAGGACACTCATAGCGTCATCGTAGTCGGGCCCCAGGTCGGGGGCAGTGGCCGTGGCCACCAGCTGCCGCCATTCGGCCGCCACAGCAGCCCTGCGGGTCGCTTCGTGCTGCTCGGCGAGGATGCCCCGGGCGATGGCCCGGCCCATCTCCTCGGTGTCGAACGCACCGACGGACGCGGTCAGCTCCACCTCTTCGACGCCGTGGTGGCCCTCCGCGAGGCTCGCGAGAGATCCGGCGGCGACGAGCGAGAACAGGTCCGTCTCGTCGGCGGACGCGGTAAGCATCCTCGGGATGGGGAATCCGGCCGTGTTCACGTGGAGGGCGGCGACCATCTCCAGGTTGCCCCCGACGCGCCGCCAGTCCCCGGAGAGGGGCGTGGACCGCATGGCCCGCAGGGCGGCGTCGTCGGCCTCCGGAACGACCGCCCCGGCCACCCAGATGCCGTAGGCGTCCTCACCGGCCCGCACGACGGCGCCGGTGTTGTTGGAGTTGTCGTAGTGCTCGGCGGCGGCCCGGTAGCCGAGGTTAGGCCCGGCGTGGCCCCCGGCACCATAGGTGAGGCGCCCGACCGGAAGGCGCCCGCCGTCGGCGGTGACGACCTCGCCGGTGTGGAAGTAGGCGTAGCCGGTGTTGCTCTTGGGCGGCTTCACGCAGCTGGAGCCGATGCCGATGTGGCAGGTTTCCCAGACGGCGACGTGCCCGTAGACGCGGCCGTCGTCGCCGATGTGCAGCGGCGTCGGCCCGGCCAGCTGCGGGTCGTCGAACCACTCGCGTGGCGGTGCGGCCGGGGTGCCCCCGGCGATGAGGGCGCGCATCTTGTCCCGGGCCTCCTGTTCGGGGTCCATCTCCCCGTCGTTTTCGATCATGGCTCCGTCGGCTGCGATCGTCTCGGCCGTCGGCTCCGGCGCGGCCTTCGGCTTTTGCGCGGTCAGCACGGCGTGCCCGGACAGCTCGGCGAAAGCGGGGATGTGCACGAGCGTGGCGGACGCGACCCGGCCGGACCGGACCATCTTCAGCCGGGGCCCGTCGTACGCCTCTTCCGCGAACATCGGCTCGGCGTCCGACTTGCAGCCGCAGGTGGTGCCCGTCTTGCTGGCGTGCTCCATCTTGGCCATCTTGAGCCGGGCCTTCTGCTCCTTCTTCCAGGAGGCGTACGCCTTGGGCTCGGGGACCTGTTCCATCTCGGCCTGGTCGAGGTCGACGGACGGCCCGATGACCTTGTTCTCGGTGAACTTCATGGCGGCAACGGCGGCGTTGCGGACGTCGTCCGGCCATTCGTCGTCGTCGTAGAACTCGCCCGAGGCGGGGAGCATCCCGCCTTCCTCGTTTTTGATCTTGGAGATGTGGCCGACGATGACCGCGTTTGCGTGGCCGCCCGAGTCACTGGCGACGTACCGCAGGGGCAGCGGCAGGTCGCGGTGAGACAGGGCGCCAGCGTCGAACTGGCGGCCGTCGCCGGTCGGCTTCCCGATGACGGCGATCGGCATTTCCCAGGCGGTGCCCATGCGCTACCCCTTCGTGGTGTTGCTGGTCAGGATACGGCGATGACGATCGTGGCCATGCCGCCGAGGATCATCGCCACGCCCGGGAACAGCTCCAGGGCAAGGTCGAGGCGGTCGCCCGCCGTCATGTATGCGCGGCGGACGCGGACTGAAAGGCTCTGTGCACTCATGGCCGACACCGTACACCCGTTCCGCTAGATGCCCTGCTGGCTTGGCAGGTCGGCGGGGTCGTCCCACGACTGCGGTTCGCGCTTCTCGATCTCCTCGATCAGCTTGCGCGACCCGAGAGACATCCGCTCCCACGTCGCGCCGTCGCCCGCCGCGTTCCACGCCTCGATGAGGCTGTCCCGCTCGTCCGGTGTCACGTCGAAGCCGCCCAACGCCTCTGTCAGGCGGTAGTACAGCTGCCCCTCGGGACTCAACGCCATCAGCCCGGCTCCTTCTGAATGATCAACACGGAACGGTTCAGCCAGTTGAAGGCAGGCTTCCCGGTGGACGCGACGTGGTTGGACCCGCCGCCGTTCTGCGACGACGTGTTCGGGCCGATCTCGATCCCGTCCACACCCTTCGCGGCAGCCCAGCGGCCCGGATCCCAGAAGGTGGAGGTGTCGTAGCCGCCGCCCTTCGCCTTCGACAGGCGCTGCGAGTTGGCCTCTGCCTCCTTGCGCATCTCGGGGTACTTCTTGATGATCGCCGACTTCGGGATCAGGATCCGCACCATCGAGCCTGGCGACCGGTCGCTGTACTGGTCAGCGACGCTCCGCTTCGTCGCCAGGTAGTAGCCGTTGCCGAAGATGCCCTTGCCGTAGTAGGCCGGGCCGGACCGCATCTCCTCGTTGATCTGCGCGGCCGTCTTGCCGCCGGACGCGCCCCGGCCACGGGCCGACCAGCCGCCGCCGGACACGCCGCGCCACGCCTCGATGTAGTCGCCGGTCGCCAGCAGCCGGTCGATCTCCGACTTGCTCACGACCGTCGGCAGCTCGTCGTACCCCTGCATCGCGCCGATCGCGGCGAGGCGGCCGTCGGCGGTCTTGCCGTCGTACTTGACGCGCTCCTGCTTAACCTTCTGCCGCATCGCGTCGATGGCGGCCTTGTCCGGCACCAGGTTCTTGCCGTTCGACGGCTTGTGCGGGTGCGGCCAGGCGTTGAAGGAGGCCGGGGACTGGCGGCCACCGGCGGGCATCGTCAGCCGGTTCTGGCGGCGCGTGACCGGGCCGGGCCGGGCCACCTGCCCCAGCTTGCCGGTGCCCGTCGCCGGGGTGGCCGGGAACAGGGACATGACGTTCTGCTCCAGCTTGCCGCCCGCCAGCGGGGCCAGCAGCTTGCCGGAGGTGTCGAGGGCCCGGATCTCCGCTTCGGTCATCCACTTCGCGTCGGACGTCTCCATCCGGGCGTGGTGGCTGGACAGGTCCGGCTTCAGCATCGCCGGGACCTCCGCCGCGATGCTGACGTACTTCCAGTTGGAGCCGGGTAGCTGGTTGGTGTGCTCACCGACGACGGCCGCGCTCTTGAGGTCGTCGGGCTTGAAACCCAGCTCCTCGATCACCTCGCGGGCGCCGCCCTGGTGGAACGTCTCCTTCTCGTCGATCGCGCCGCCCGGGAACTGCCACTTGCCGGGGTCGGAGATGGCGGGGCCGCGCTGCACCATCAGGTAGCGCTTCTCGCCGGTTCCCGGGTCGCGGTGCATCAGCAGTAGACCGGCGGCGCCGTACTTGCCCCACACGCGCTTGCCGCCGGGGGTGGTGATCCAGCCGTCGCCGCCCTTGCCCTTGTCCTTGGCCATGACGAGCGTGCCGACCTGCGGGGTCGCGTAGCGGACCTGGCCGGGCACGGAGTTGGCCGGAGGGATGATCGCCGGGCTGGCCGGGGTCTGCCCGGGCGGGGTGCCGGGCGGGGTGAACCGGTCGATCAGCTTGCGAGCCTTGTCGGCGGACGGGCCCTTGGCCGTGGTGGCGATGAACGACAGGTCCGCCAGCAGCTGCTGCTGCTCCTGCACGTTGAAGGCGTTGAAGTCGGAGCCCCGCAGGCCGCCGTACGCCTTCAGCTGGGCGGCCATGGTGTGCGCCTTGGGGTTCGTGCCGTACAGCACATCCAGGGCTTCCTGCACGTTGGCGGGCACGTTCGTCTGCGCCGTCAACGGCACGGTCCCGGACGGCAGGTTGGCGACGGCCGGGGCGGCGGCGCTCGGCGCCGGGTGGAACTTGGCGGTGAACAGCTGCTGATCGGCCCCCGGCAACTGCCTGACGCGGTCGTCGATTGCCTCGCGGAGCGTGGGCGGCAGGGCGTCGAAGTCGGCCTTGGTGAGGTTGTTGAGCGACGCGGACACCATGGCGTCGCTGTAGCGCATGGCGGGGTTCGGGTCGACGGCCTCGGTCGCGTTGACCTGCCGCTGATTGAGGACGGCCAGCGTGTTCGCCTGAAGGTAGACGTGCCCGTTCATCGCCGCGTTGTAGCGCGTCTGGAGCGGCAGGGCGCTGCTGGCTTCGATCTGCCGAAGGTCGGAGAACACCGGCGCCGAGACGCCCGGCAGGTTGGCCAGCTGGGCGGGCGTCACCCTGCTGTAGGCGTCTACGCGGTCTTCGGGGGCGATGATCCCCTGCCCGTACAGGGCGAAGTCGGCAACGTTGCGTTCGTTGCGGTTGAGCCCGGCGCTGAGGCGCGTCCCGTCGAGGTGGGCGGCCAGCGCCTTCGGCATGACCTTCAGGGCGTTGTCCGTCGGCTGCCAGCGGTGGACGGCGCCGCCGCGCAGAAGGCGGCTGTTGATCTGGTCCAGATGCGAGGTGATCGCGTCGCGGGTGTAGGACGGCATCGACTGGAAGTCTGTCGGGTCCAGCCGTCGGTAGACGTCCACCTTGCCGGAGGCCGCGTACGATTCACCAGCTTCCAGGAACGCATCACGGAAGGCGCCCGTCAGGGGCGGGAGGCCTTCCAGCCGCCGCAGGACGATGTACGTCTCGGTCTTCGCGTGGTTGTCCGCCCGCGACCGCAGGCGCTCCCGGACGGTGCGGGTGACCTCCTGCTGCACGTCGGGCGGCAGCGCATTGAACATCGCCATCCGCTCGCCGGAGACCTCCGGGCCGGTGATGCCCGACGAGGTGCCGACGCCGACGCCCAGGAACTCGTTGACGGCCTGATTGCGGGTGGCGATGGACCAGGGGCTACCCGTCGGCACGCCGGGCTGCCCGCGCAAGCCGGTCTTGAGGGCGTTGGCGCGCAGCTCCTTGACCGCCTCAGCATGGAGCGGATCGACACCCTTGAGGTCGTCGTCGGTGGCGCCGAAGATGCCGCGCATGTCGGTCGACGACAGGCGCGGTGCTGCCTCCCAGTTGAATTCGTTCTGGGCGGCCACGATCGCCGCGTAGCTGGGGCCGCCGTACTTCGCATCCCCGACGAACGTGGCGCGCAGCCAGGTCGGGAGGCCCGGCTCGTTGCGGGCGATCCGGGCGGCCACGGCATCGAGGGCATCCCGGTCGGCCTGCACGGTCGGGCCAGCCCCGCGAACCTGCACGCGGGCCCACAGCCTGTTGCGGTGCAGGTCGCGTGCCTGGATCTTTCCGGCCTTGAAGTCGGCGTATGCGGTCTCCATCCGGTAGACGCCCGGGTGCATGCCGACCCACGACTTGAACGCCTTGTCGATGGCCTCCTTGTCGGCCCCCGTGACCGTGTTGATGCTGTCGGAGTCGAGCCCGTTGAGAGCTCCGGTGATCTTGCGCTTCTCGTCGTCGGAAAGCGCATCGAACTGCGCCTTCGACAGGGCGGTCATCGCCTTGATCCGGGCGGACCGGTCCATGGCAACGTCGGTGGCGGCCTTGAGGGCGTCGGCGGGCCGATTGAGCCCGGACGCCTCCTCTTCGCGGTGTAGCTCACCGAGCGACGGGGAGTGGTCCCAGCTGCGGGACTTCTCGGCGAGGCTGCCGGAGTTGATGATCCGGCCGTACGCAGCGGCCTCGCGCTTCTGTGCGTCGTCCGCCTTCGGGTGGGTGGCGATGAACGCCAGCCGCCCGAGGATCGCCTTGCGGTCGGCGTCGTCGAGGTCGTTGACCTGCTTCGGGGAGAGGCGGGCAACGGACTTGAGAACGTCGGCGGTGACGATCGCGCCGGAGGTGGCGGCCTTGACGGCCTCCTGCTGCGGGTCGCTGTACCCCTTCGGGTTGGCGGGCACGGCCGGGGCGCCGGGGGCCGGAGACGTGTGCCTTGATCCAAAACGGTCGAGG